TGATATTGCCATCTGTTTCTCCTATTTATTCAAAATTAGTTCCCTAACTTTGCAATTTCTCCTGTGTTTTTGATTCTCAACGGTATGTAGATAAACTCAACTGATTTAATTGGCTCAATTGCTATATCCACGTACAGTTCATTTCTGTCAATCCTCGTAGGTGTGTTGTTTGTCTCATCACAAACCACTAAGAAGTCAAATAATGCTCTCTGACCTGTCAGCTCTAACAAGAATGACTCAACCGCTTGTTTGATTTCATTCCTAGTCAATTCATCATTAGGTTCAAAAATAAACGGTTTAGCGATTGCGTCTAGTTGTGTTCTTAGGAACACTGTTAGTCTTGCAACGTTTATTCTATCTAAAGCTGAACTTGCCGTTGTTTTGGTTAAGTTTCCAAAGTTAACAATACCTGCTCCGCTGAAGAATGTTATTGGGTTTATTTTTACTTCGTGCATTGAATCTCTCACTGACTCCGTCACAGATATTGTTTGGAATTCTCCTGTTGATTGATCTATGTGACCAACTGCCGTAACATTGTCAACAACGCCTCTTCTAGTTCCTGATGGTGCAAACCATGGGAAAGCTATATTATCGTTATTTGCCAATACCCTCAACATCATGTGTGAAGGTGGAACAACAATTGACTTACCTGTGTTGTCTGTTGTTTGTCCAGACGGATAAAACACACCTAGGAAATCACTTGAACTTACTAGGCCGTCTTCACCGTTGTCAAGTGCACCAGCTGTATTGTTCGCATAATTTGTTATTGCTGTTGCAGTGCCTTCTAATCTTAAAGGTGTGTCTCCAACAACAAATGCTGTGTTGTTTCTGTCTGTGTTTAAGTTAATCATGTTTGCAATCAATTCTGGATAACCTGGTGTAGCAATTACATTGAAGCCTCTTTGGTCTTCTCTGATTGCTTGGTTAGTGTCGATCTCTGATTTCAATTGTTCAACTATAACTTTTCTCTGTGCTTTTCTACCAAAAGATCCAGATCCGTCTGCGTTGTTTATTGATTTCGTTACCCATCTGTCTGGGAAGTAAGTAGCCACAGACTCGTTACTTTGTCTGATGTTACCTAAACCAGCTGATCCGCTTCCTGGATATTTTGTAGTGTTAATGTAGTTGTTCTTGTATTCTTTGACATTGTAACCAGATCTTCTTGTGTTCCAAAGCAAGATACCTTGTGGGAAATTTGCCGGATCGGGTGCATCTGGATCTAAGAAGTTATCACTCAATAAATCTTTGATGCTACTAGAATCTCCAGCGCCACCAGTTTCAAGTGAATCTGCTTTCTCACTTGATGTGTGTAATCTAGCGTCTGCAAAAACAATTCCATCCTCTGTAGTTTGGTCTGTTTTATCAAGTAGTTCAAATGCCGCTCCAGTGGTTGTTACTGCCACTTGGTTAGCTGTGTTTGTAGAACTTAATGTTGCCGCTGTGTTGTATCTGTAAATCTTTGGATAGTTTTCTAAGTCACTAGTGTCAATCCATAAGTCGTTATTAACAAGTGCAGTACCATCTGATTGTGTAGTCGGTGCTGTTGCACTGAACTGCGGACCATTTGGATCTGTGTTGCTGTAAGCATTTAGATATCCAATAAAAGTTGTTCCGTTGTGCACCAAGATGTCTGCCTCATCGATTGCAGTGTGGTACCATAATGTACCGTCTGCTGGCTCATTAGTTGGTTCACTTAATGATGCAGTGTAGCTTAATCTCTTCCAGTTAGATGCCAATATACCTGTGTTTGCACTAGAGTCGATTGTTGCACCTGTTGGAATATCATACAAGTTGTCAAGCAAAGTCGAACTATTCGCTGTGAAACTTCCATAAGCGTGTGCTGTTGTCTGACTGAATCCTGCATCCGCTAGTGGTGTTCCTAACTCGCCATCGAACATTCTAATCTCACCGCCAAGTAAGTGTTCGATAACAATCTCACCTGTTGTAAGTTTCGATGCCTTGATATTGATCAACTTAGTTGTTGTCGTAGCCGCCGCATCTGGGTCAACTTTAGCATTTACAGCCGCCACAAAGTCGTCTGCGCCTGTGCCACCTAATGTGATAGTGACCGGGGTGCTCATTGCTTCTTGGTTCTTTCTTGATTCACTGATAGTGAAAGTTTCTGAACTTGTGAAAGTTGGTGCTGTGCTGTTACTTGTAACTTTTGTTGTTCCACCTTCGTATCTAAAGAATTGGAAGTTACCAACATTCGGAGTTGAATCAGTTGCATCTGCCGCTGTAATTGACTCCTCAGTAATGTTGAACTGTACATATAGGTCACCTACTGATAAGTTTGCTCCTCCACCTGCTGGATCTAAATTAAAGATCGCTTGATGGTGAGTGCTATGCAGTGGACTAGCAACTTGTGAAAAACTACCGCTCGATGTTGAGTAAAGTTTAGCCACAAGATTTGCTCCAGAGTTTGCTGAAGTCGTCTTGAACCAAACTGATCCGTTAGGTCTGTCTTCACTTGATGTCGCGTTGTCCCATGTTGGTCTGTTAGTGTGTTTGTCTTGTAAAAATTTCACACCGTTGTATATGCCTGCTGTGATTCCAAGTTCCGCTAATAAACCATTTCCTTCTTCGAATCTGATTGTGTTTGTACCTGCGGCAGAGTCACCTAAAGCCTTACCATTGTGGAAGATTTCTAAGTCACCTGTAATTGAATTTACACTTGCTGACACGTTAGTAACGTTTGAACCAATTGCTGTTGCCACATCTGATAATGCTGTACCACCTGATGTGATAGTGATTCCGTTTATCTGCATGTTTTTAGTTGTAACTGATGTACCTGACGCTACTGTAATAACCGGTAAAGATTCATGCCAGTCAGTAGATCCTAGTACTACCCACGTGTTACTTGCAGTCTTTTTGTAAATTTTGTTAGAAACATGTGTTGTGTTAATTGCGTAGTCGCCAGTTACACCCACTGAAGTCTTTGGTATTCCTGTTGACACACCACCAACTAGATCAGTCAATGCAGTGATAAGTGTTGGTGTTACTGCTGTAAATTTTTGATCAGTTTGTGACCACTCGAATAAACCATAAACGCTTGATGCAAGGTCAAACCAGTATGTGCCATCGTTAGGTCTTGCTGTAGGTCTAGACGCACTTCCAACCAATTCTGCAGTGTTTACATTTGCTCTAAGTACGAATGCTCTGTTGGCTACTCCTAGGAAACTGTATGCCGCTTGTAGGCCAAATTCATTTAATTCATTTCCGTGTAATGGATTTCCTGATGCGTCTGTGTAAAATTTTGGATCTCCAAAAGTTTCTGTTAATTCTCTCTGTGACGATATTAAAAAAGCAGTGTTGGCGTTTGCAGTTGTAGTTCCTGATGCCGTTCCGTCGCCTGCTCCATTTTGTTTATCCTGTGATGATGCTACGATGAATAGTGGTGTTGTACCCGCATCTGATGGTACATAAAAGCTCTCGTTTATTACCGAAACCTCTACTCCTGGTGATGTCAAATTTGCCATTTTACGTGTTCTCCTTGCAAGTTGTACGTATACTAGAGTTATTTATTCAATCATACGGTTTTGTTGACATAATTTACCATTTTCGAGGTGCCTATATAGGGAACGTAAATACAATTATGCGGTACAAAGACAGACCATTGTGTAAATCCTGTAAGTCAAAGCCTAGAGCATACGCTTACAAGCGGTACGGTAAGGTTTATTGGCGTAGTCTCTGTGATACTTGCATAAGGAAAAAAACAGGAAAGAAAATAGGAGGGGTCACTCCTCTTCAGAGGTCTGGTTACAAAAAAAGTAAAAAATGTGAGCTATGCGGATTTAAAGCTGTCAGTCAAGCTCAACTAGATGTATTTTTCGTGGACGGTAATATGCGTAATACAACTAGTCATAATCTAAAAACTATTTGCGCCAATTGCCAACGGTTGCAAGGGGTCAGACGTCTCGGCTGGAGAATGGGTGATCTTGTTGCTGACAATTAGTTCATCTATTTTAGAGTATAGACTGTCTAGATTACCGCTGTTCTCAATGACATAATCAAACTCTTCTTTAGCCCATGCGTATTCTGATGAGTGTATGCCTTTGGGCTCTATGTTGCCCTCTATGTAATTTATAAACCATTCTGGGTCTGGTCCTCTTTTCACACGTATGATCTTACCACCTTGTTTACGTATTTCTTTGACCTCATTAGGGAATCTCGTGTCCGCTATCACTGTGTTAAGACCTTTGTATCGTCCCATGCAACTGTCTACCCATATTGCATCATACATTTGCCCTCGCATCACTTCGGTGCCGAAATATTGTAAGACCCACCTTGGCGTGACAGGCTTTCCAAATTTCTCACTCCAGAATCTGTCTGGTTGTTCTCGCCAGTGTCGACTAGATTCGGTATCGCCTTCGAGCATGTCTCTGTCCCAATTGAACATTGATGCTACTGCGTCTTTCAAACTCCTAGCAAAACTATCTTTAATGTAACCGTGTTTCTCAACGAGTCTATCAGACACCGTGTCTTTACCGGACCCTATAAGTCCTACAATTCCTATCAACATTTCTTATTATACTATTTTTTCAAGCGTTTTTCAATGACTAATTTTGCTTCTTTTACCGCACCCAGGATTGTTTTTCTAATGCCTAATTTTTTATTTTTCAAAGCACTGATAGACATGTTTTCAAGATCGGTTACTATGTCTTCAAGGTCCTCTAGACTGCAATCTTTATATCTTTTATATCGTGGATCTGTCATGACAAACTTATTTAAAAATATATGATTAATAATTAACCAATAACAAAACTGTGAGGTGTACCACCTTCAGCGTAGTTGCCAATATCCGCTTCTAGTTTTTCCATTTCCGCTTGACCCTGTGTTTTTAATTCAGATCCGTTAAGCGTTGTGCCGCCCTGCGGACTTGCTATAGTAGAAAACTTACCTCTTGCTTCGCCCAGCATAACTTTTGATACTGCCAGTGTGTAGTCTCTAATCCACGGTTTAGCGTAGATGTCTTTGAAAAGCGTTATATCAGGCCGGAAGTTGTCTGTGTGCATAAGCACAGTTTCGTTGTCTGCCCTAGGTCTTTGTGTTATAGTTAATTTTTTAGTTGCAACATCGAAATGGAACTGTATAAAACTTCCAAAAAGTTTTCCTATTAGTTCCTGATATGATGCAAAAGCATAGTAAGTTGCCAGTCCCCCTGTTGCTCCTGCTCTCAGTAGATATGTGTTTGTGTATGCTAGATTGAAAGGCTCAAAGAGTGTTCCGCCCTCTCCGCCTTCGGTTCGAGAACCAACTGTTCTTCTGTGAAGACTTCTTACGTTTATAATTTCGTCAGGTAAGATGTATGAATTTTGATCTTTCTTTAATTCTAAAAATGCATATGATTCCTCAACGGCATTAGACGACCTCTGCCTAAATTTGTTGATAGCTCTTTCCAGTGCCGTTTGATAGTGTTTTGGGTCTAATTCAACGTCAATCATGCCCTCACCGAGGTTGTTTTTGACGTAATCAAATATCTCTTGTTGTCCTGTTTGTAGTTCTGACATACTCATATTTATTGCCTTTGCCTATGCAATAAATATGTGTGATATGCCAAGATTATCCATTTTCAAGCCTGAAAAAGGCAATGATTACAAATTCTTCGATCGTAACATCAAGGAGATGTTCACGGTCGGCGGAACAGATTTACATTTTCACAAGTACCTAGGTCCATACGATCAAGGAGACACAAACAAGGACGGTGCCGCTAGTCCTACCCTACCACAGTATTCTGGAGACAGTTTGAATGAAAGAACAATCCAGGATCTACTATTTTTAGAAAATAGAGACAGAAAATATTCTAGTGATATCTACGTGGTAAGAGGCATATACAATGTACAGGACGTTGATTTCAATCTATCACAGTTTGGTATGTTCTTACAGAATGACACATTGTTCATCACAGTGCATTTAAACGACATTGTAGAGAGAATTGGAAGAAAACCTATGGGTGGAGATGTTATTGAGTTCCCACATATGAAAGAAGATTATTCTTTAGATGAAAGTATACCTATAGCGTTGAAAAGATACTATGTCGTGGAAGATGTGAACAGAGCGGCAGAAGGATTTTCGCAGACATGGTGGCCACACCTACTAAGATTGAAAATGAAAACTCTAGTTGATTCACAAGAGTTTAGAGATATTTTAGGTGATGCAACAACCGAAAACTCTGTTGCTAGTTACATGTCTACATTCAATAGAGAAAAAACAATTAATGACCAAATTGTAGCACAGGCAGAAGCTGATGCTCCAAAATCAGGATTCAACTACAAACAATTTTACGTTGCGCCTATTGATGAAAGAGGTAACATAAGAACTGAAAATGTGAACACTGAAGAACAAAGAGCCAGCAGTGATAACACTGTAAATGCAACAATAGATACTCCAGCAAGTTCACACTATGGATTTTATTTAGATGGAGATGGAGTTGCACCTAATGGAAATCCAGCAGGATTTGGTATCACTTTCCCAACTAGCGGTGTCGATCAAGGCGATTATTTCTTAAGGACAGATTATTTGCCAAATAGGCTATTCCGTTATGACGGAAATAGATGGGTTAAAATTGAGGATAGTGTCAGAATCAACATGACAAACAACGACTCAAGGTTAAATTATAAGACAGGATTTGTTAACAACACAACTGAATCTACAATTAATGGACTTACAGTGAAACAGAGGCAGTCATTAACTGAAGCACTCAAACCAAAGGCTGACAACTAATGCTACATTTTTACGAAGGACAGGTTAGGAAATTTCTTACCCAATTTATAAGGATATTAAGTAACTTCTCTGTGGAGACGGGCAGAGGAAAAGATGGATCAATTGCATTACGAGCTGTACCTGTAGTTTATGGTGATCCAACAAGACAGGTTGCAAATATTATCAAAAATAATAGTGAAAATGCACTTAATTATGCACCAAAAATTGCATGTTATGTGAGGGAATTAAACTATGACAGGGAAAGAATGCAAAATCCTTTTTATGTTGAAAAACAACACTTACGAGAAAGGGACGTAGATTCCGATGGCAACTACACCAACCAACTAGGTGCCGGGTATACGGTTGAAAAAGTAATGCCGTCGCCTTTTAGATTGGAAGTTACGGCGGATATTTTTTCATCAAACACAGATCAAAAACTACAAATTATGGAACAAATTTTGTATTTGTTCAATCCGGATTTTGAAATTCAAAAAACAGACAATTACATAGACTGGACAAGTTTAAGTTATGTTGAGTTAGGTAATATCACATTTAGTTCGAGAACAATTCCTGTAGGCGCTGACTCCGAGATTGATGTAGCCACAATGAATTTTAGTATGCCAATTTGGTTATCACCACCAGTCAAAGTTAAAAAACTAGGAGTTGTGCAAAAAATTATAATGAGCATGTATGATGACGAAGGTGGTTTTGCTAAAGGATTGATTAGTGGTCCATTAATATCACAAAGTTTCATTACACCAAATAACTTTGGATTACTTGTCACAGGAAACCAATTACGCCTCTTAGGGACCACAGGGGTCAATGTCAAATCAGGTGGGGACGGTTTCCATACAGGTGCTAATGAACCAAACAACTTTGATCCTTTTGAAACTTTTGGTCCAGCAGTTAACTGGAAAGTGTTAATAGACCAGTACGGCAAAGTAATAAACGGTACTTCGCAAATTCGTTTAACTCAACCGAACGGCAATGAAATCATAGGAACTATAGCAACGACCACCTTGGATGACACAATATTGTTATACACAATAGATGAAGACACTATCCCAAGCAACACACTGACTGCGGTGAAAAAAATAATCAACCCTGCAACATTTGATCCGGGAACACCTGCAAATGGTGACAGATATTTGGTCATTAATGATGTTGGAGATAGCACAGCAAGTTTCCAAAGTGCCACTTGGGGCTCACTTGTAGCTAGTGTTGGAGATATTATAGAATACAACAGCACAACAACTAAATGGAACGTTGCCTTTGATGCAAGTAATCCTGATAGCACACAACACTACGTCACTAATCAAAACACAGGTATTCAGTACAGATTCAATGGTACAGAATGGGTCAAATCATATGAAGGTGTCTATACTCAAGGTAATTGGAGCATAGTGCTTGACGGCGGCGGCGATACAGGATACAATTCATCAATTGACGCCCAGACGCCATAATTGCTATAATAACTTATGAAAGAAAATATAGTCTGTTCCGGAGCATTGTTCTATTCAACAAGCACTAAACGTTTTCTATTTCTACAGAGAACTGATAAGAAAACACAAGGAATGTGGGGATTGGTCGGCGGTAAATCTAAATTTACGGAGTCTGCTTTCGAAGGACTTAAACGAGAAATCGAAGAAGAGACCGGTAGTTTACCTAAATTCAAAAAAGTAATACCTTTAGAAATGTTTACGTCTAATGATCAAAAGTTTTTCTTTCATACATACCTTATAGCAATAGAATCTGAATTTATTCCTAAGCTCAACGAAGAACATTCGGGCTACTGTTGGACCGCTTTTGAGTGTTGGCCAAAGAACTTACACATGGGTTTGAAAAATACACTGAATAATAAAAGTATTAAAGGCAAGTTACAAACTATACTAGATTTGATTGTCTAAAAAAAAAGGCGACTCGAAAGCCGCCTTTTTGATTCTACTAAAAAGTATGAGTATTTACTAGTGGCTTACTCTTACTGCCGCTAATACTGAACCTTGTCCTGCTGTTGATTTACTAGTCAATGCTCTACCAATAACGTTGAACGCCGTACATTCAGCTTTTGTAGCCGATCTAGCATATCCTGGTACCGATGCAGAAATAAGTCTGTCACCTTTGTTTACTTGACCAATGACTTTTACATTTACTCTTCCAGTCATTGCAATATATGGGTGAGTATCGTTATTACCTGCTCCGTCGTTCATTTTAAATGCCGCTTGTTCTAGGCTAGAAACAACACCAAACACTTCGTCTGATGCTTCTTCATTTACCTGTGTTATCTCTTCAGCGCCACCTAATGCTACAACTGTTCCTGGTGCATATGCAGAGTCAGATGCAAATCTTTCAGCTACGTCAGAATACTGTGCCGCTGTTGCTGTACCTTCTAGGTTGGCAACTAATGTTGCAACAGATACTGATATACCGCCTGATTTGTCAGCGGCTGTCGCTGTTGTCGTACCCATCGTGAACTTGTCTGCTGACTCATCCCAGATGATTGCCGCGTTGTTTCCTGTTGTTCCTCTTTCGATGATGATACCCGAATCGTTACTTCCTGCTGAGATTCCTGATTGTAGTTCAATAAGGTTATCTGCTATAGTAGTGTTTACTGAGTTTACTGTTGAAGTCGTACCATTTACTGTTAGGTCACCTGTAACAGTCAACGCACCGGACACTGTACATGTACCTGTGTTGTTAATGTTAAGTGCACCTGACGACGTTATAGTCAAGTCAGTACCATCACCTTCAATTTTCTCACCTGCATCACCGAACACAATTCCTACATTATTTGGAATGTGTACGTCTGATGTTGCTGTTAAATTAATTTTTGCTCCTGATGTTACTGTAAGGTCTGTATTATCACCCTCAATTTTTTCACCAGAACCAAATGTGATTCCAACATCGGCCGGTATGACTACGTCTGAACCTGCTGTAAGGTTAATTGCCCCTGTGGCGGTGATTGTTGTTGCCGCTACTGCAAAGTCCGCCACTTCTGTGCCGTCTGCTGTGATCTCAATTTTACCTGTTCCTGAGTCGGTAACAGTTACGTTTGAGTTAAGTTGTGAAATAGCCGCAGTTGAAATAGCCGCTATCGAATCGTCTACGTATTTCTTGTTTGCGAACTGCCCATCAGCACTTGGAGCCGCCGTTGCTCCGCCTGTGATTGTGTTGGCTGAAGCTGATATTACAATATCACCTACTTCAAGTCCGTTGTTTACTCTAAAGTTTCTTGTTGTCATGGTTCCATATCTCCCGCATGATTGTTGTTATAGTGTTATTTAGCCAGCTAGTGCAGATATTCTGTAGCCCGAAACTGTGGTGCTACCGCCTGATGTACTTGACGCAAAAAGCTCAAGGCTGTTTTCACTTGCTGTGTCAAATGCGGCTGTGAATTCAAGCTGTGTTGTGCCTTTTGTGGACACAAATGGACCATTCGCAACCGCCGGGACACCCGGTGTGGCCGCAGTGTATACCTCTTGTATGCTGAATGCGTTTTCCGTGCTATTTGCACCTACAATAAAGTATACAGCACCATTTGCTTCGTCAAGATCCATTAGGTCAATTGCCGTTGCAGTAGAACTAGTGGTGACTGCCGCGAATGCTTTTTGATTTGCATTACTTTGAGCTGTCATATTATCCTTTAATAGAATTTTATGTATTGTTAAATTTAGGTTTGGCTCAAGCCCTGCCGCACTGACAACAACATTGTCACCCGATATCGCGGCTGTCAATGTGATCAACGCATTAGATCCTGATCTAGTGTGGCCATATGATGTTATAAAGGCATTTGATCCATTGTGTACAACAAGTGCTTCAACCACATCCATCTCTGTTTTGCTATCGTTGTCAACACTGATAAAGTATTTTGCACCTCTGAATGTTGCATGA